ATCCAAGGGTTGACACGGAAGACGATTCCTGATATAATACTCTACAATACTATGTTTAATATTCTAGTGAGGTCTAATTGATTAAATTTAAAGCAGTACGTTACAAAAATTTTCTGTCTACTGGTAACAAAGTAATAGAAATCATTATAGATGACACTCGCACCACCCTAATGATTGGGACGAATGGTGCAGGCAAGTCTACATTTCTAGATGCCATATCCTTTGGCCTCTTTGGAAAACCATTCCGCAAAGTCAAACTTGGGCAACTCGTCAACTCTATCAATCAGAAGAATTGTACAGTTGACCTTGAGTTTGAAACTGGCGGAAAGGAATATCTGATTAAGCGTGGACTCAAGCCCGCAAAGTTTGAGATATGGATTGATGGTTCTATGCAGGACCAAAATGCCGCGGCACGTGACAGCCAAGATTATTTGGAACGATATGTTCTACGAATGAATGAACGGTCTTTCAGACAGATAGTCGTTCTTGGTTCAGGTTCATTTGTTCCGTTTATGAGGCTCGGAGCAGGTGACCGAAGGTCCATTATAGAAGAACTTCTTGATATTCAAATCTTTTCGATTATGAATGACCTTGTCAAGACTCGAATAGGCGATAACAAGGATAATTTGACTCTATGCGAACATAAAATAGAACTATTATCCCAGTCTATAGAACTCCAAGAGGAGCATCTCAAATCCATTCAAGATAATAATGAAGATGCAGTTCGAGAAAAGCAAAAGGAATTAGCCCAATGTGAGACACAAATCATTGGACTGAATACCGAGATATCTGATTTCCGAGAAAAGATTCAAGACTATAATAGTAAGCAAACAAAACATCGAAAACTGATAGATTTCAAAAGTAAGATAACATCAAAGAAAGCCCACATATGTGGACAGATAAAATTAGTTACTGAAAATTCAGAATGCCCAGAATGTACTCAAGCGATTACCGATGAGCATCAAGAAAAAGTAACGAAGAAGTTGGGTACGAAGAACGATGAATTAGAGGTTGGTATATTGGACATCAATGTCCAGTTGGCTGATGTTGCCCACCGAATAAATGAAATAGAAGATATCCTTACCAAGATTTCAGAGAAGAGTAACAGCATATCTGGAATTGAGGAATATGCAGGTAGAATTAAAAAACGTCTAGCAGAGTCTATCGACCAGGACGATGAAATCGAACACGAGGGATTATCAAAAGTAAAGAATGATTTGGATGATTGTCGGAACCTAAAATATGATATTCAAGACAAGAAGCACCACTTAAATACCGTACAGGAACTCCTTAGAGATACTGGTATTAAGACAGTTATTATCCGAAACTATCTTCCTCTAATCAACCAACTAATCAATAAGTACCTGTCAGCATTGAACTTCTATATCAACTTTGAATTGGATGAGGCATTCAATGAGACAATCAAGAGCCGTGGCCGAGATGCGTTCCAATATGGCTCGTTCTCCGAAGGCGAGAAACTCCGAATTGACTTAGCATTATTGTTTACGTGGAGGGAAGTAGCAAAATTGAAATCCTCTGTAGCAACGAATCTCCTAGTGCTTGATGAGATATTTGATAGCAGTCTGGATTCCACTGGAATCGAAGATTTCCTAGGGATTCTCAATTCTCTCGGAGATGATACACACGCATTTGTGATTTCCCATAAGGGAGACCAGATTATTGACAAGTTCGGTCGTGTGATTTCAGTCGAAAAAGAGCAAAATTTCTCGAAAATAGTGACAAATTAGACACAGGAGACAAGAAAAATGAATTAATATGGAATTATTTTCACTTATTGAGTTAAATCAATGACTTACAAGCCATAAAAAGATGCGTTTTTGCTTGACAGCCAGTCGGCCTTAGCGTATAATATGTATATAAGATTGAGAAAAACTTAAAAGAGGGAGTTTTAATGAGTGAAAAAGTCGTAAATATCGAGAGTAAAAATGTTCTAGCCAGATTGATGGCTACCGAGAACATTCACGTAGAGCATAAAAAAGTAGCGACCGCATCATTTGATGTTAAGGGTCGCCGTTTAGTTTTACCACTTTGGAAAGATATGACTAATGTTATGTATGAAGGCTTGATTGGTCACGAAGTTGGCCACGCCCTTTATACTCCCCACAAAGAATGGGCTACTTTCGCCAAGAAGAATCCTCACTTAAAAGATTACGCTAACATCTTAGAAGATGCTCGAATCGAGCGTAAGATGAAAATCAAATATCCCGGAATGAAGAAAACTTTCTTCTCAATGTATGATGCCTTGAGTCAGAGGGATTTCTTCGGTACCAAAAATCGTGAACTCGAAGATTACGGGTTTGCTGACCGACTAAATTTACATTTCAAATTAGGCGTATTAGCAGATGTTCCTTTCTCTGATGAAGAGAAAACTTTCGCAGACCGAGTTTTGAAGGCTGAAACTTTCAAAGACATTCTTGACCTTACTAAAGAACTTGGTGACATTGCTGAAAAAGAAGAATCTGAAACTAATATGGATGATATGGGGTTTTCACTTGACGACCTAGATGCCGACTCTATTGAAGAGAATGACGCGGAGTCAAATAGTGATATGCCTTCATCACCGCCACCAGCACCTGATTCAGACGACCAGGAAAACCAGGAAGACTCTGATGAAGATGCTGAGGGTGATGATGATGAAAATCCTTCAACTGGTTATTCAACCAAGCCTTCTGATGAAGAGCCTACCGAAGAAAAAGAATTAGATACTAAAGACCTTGAGGCTGATACAAACGCCGAGGGTGCTGACGGTACTACTGCTCCTGATTTCAAACCTGGTCCACCAAAGCCTGAAACACAATCTGCTTGGGACCGTGCAATGGAAGAAATGAATGATGAAGAGGCAAAAGAGCCTGTTTATCTAGACCTTCCTAAAGTCAATTATAAAAATGCGATTGTACCTTGGAAAGAAACTTTCGAGCAGTTAAACAATCACTGGTCTGATGCCGAAAGTTTCACTGGTTATCGTTGGGACTGTAATGATAAAAAAGACCCACAGTGGAAAAAACAGGCCGAAAATGAATTTCGTACTTGGAAAAAAGACACTGGTCAAATCGTTAACTATATGGTTAAAGAATTTGAGATGAAACAGGCCGCAACTGCGTATCGCAGAACTTCAGTTTCCAAATCTGGTGTTCTTGATATGAATAAACTTCACAAGTACAAAACTGATGAAGATATTTTCAAACGTGTTGCCGCGGTCAAAGATGGCCGTAATCACGCTCTGATGATGTTTGTTGACTGGTCTGGTTCAATGTCTGGTAAGATGGAAGCCACCGTGAAACAAACTTTAACTCTTGTTATGTTTGCCCGTAAAGTTGGTATTCCTTACCGAGTTTATTCTTTCTCTAACTCCAACGGAATGTTGAATGAACTTGAAAAATTCTATGACAAGAATGAAAATCACAATGACCATTTGATAATCCAGAATTTGGGAATGCACGAATATTTCAATGAGAAAATGTCTGGTCGTGAATTCAATACACAGTTAAAGAACCTTGCGTTCCTCGGTAAGAGCCTCGACTACTCTGGTCTTGTTGCTCCCGAGGGTCACGGAATGAGTTCTACTCCGTTGAATGAGGCGATTATCGCCGCCCACGATATGATTGGCGATTTCAAAAAAGAAACTGGTAAAGAGAAAATCAATGCGATATTCCTCACTGATGGTGGGGCAGATAGTTGTCGCTCTTACTGGGATTCTTCCGCTGGTGAAAATGGTACTGGTGAAGAAAAACACATCTACGGGTATTCTAGCCGTGATAACAAATATATGGTCATCCGTGATGCGAAAACAAAACGAATTATCCACGGTGCGGTTCGAGGTGGTGGTCTTACTTCATCCCTTCTGACGAACCTTGGAAAACGCCACAAAATCAATGTGATTGGTTTTCATATCACCGAGCGCCGAATAATCAATCAGCAAATTCATATGAGCGTTGGTTATGAAAAAGGCGATGATTTGAAACGGTTCGTTACTAAGAATGGTTATGCTCCTCTGAAAGAAAACGGGTATGATACTTACTTCTTGGTTAATGATAAGAGCCTTGACAAAGAGGCAACTTTCGATGATGCAGACCGAAATGATGATGGGTCAATTGCGAAGGGTAAATTACGCACCCAGTTCCGTAAATTCACCTCTGCCCGTAAAGTGAATAAAATGATGTTGAATGAATTCGTTTCTCTGGTTGCATAACCTGGTTGCATAGCAGATATGCAAAAATAACACTTGACATATCTGTCCGACCTGATATAATGGACACATAATGAAAAATAATCTTGAACACCTATTCCCCGATATGACACAACAATTAAACAAATTGAGAATTTGGAGATTGCCAGAAGATATGGAAATCCCAAAAAACAATCGGGACCTGGACGTTAGACGAAATGTCCGGTGGTTGATTCGGAATTTAGCAGTTCGGAATTCTGGTCATCCGTGCTTTGACTCTGTAATGAACCATCTTAAAGATATGGAAAAGATGTCAATGCAAAAAGACCAAATAATGAAGGAGATTAAATAATGGAAGATTACTATTTTGTACGAGTGACTAAACCAACTGGCTGGAAAGATGAGTGGGTTATGCTCACTAAAGGTCAGGCGAATCATATATACTCCGAGCAAGTAGAATTGCACGGAGTTCACAATACTACAACCGGGAGATATCATAATGGGTCATAGATTCATCCTGCCACCCACGAGATTTGATAAGGCCGACCGGGTCTTAGATTATGAAGGAAACGAAGGCATCATTACAGAGGTTTTTGTGTCATATCCGTCTCGAGGCAACTTTGCTGACTGGACAAAACCTGAAATACATTATCAAGTAACATTTTTTAATGGTCCTAAACGTCTCCACCTTGAGGGAGAACTAACGGACTGGATTCAGACACAATTACAGTTCACGAATGATAATCCACTCTCCACGAGCGATACCGAAGAGTGGTCATTCCGTAATATGTAGTAAAAATACAACAAAATGACTAAAAACAAAAGAAATATGGAATTAATATGGTTTTTGGGGTTGACATATACCGAAAACCAGCGTATAATATGTACTGTTGAATGAGAAAATATTTAAATTATGTTAAGGAGTGAAAATGTCAAATAAAAGAGTAACAGTTAATGAGTTTTGTGCCGCCACAAAAGAGATGTTCGGCACAACTGATGTCACAAAAGCAAATATGGAGGCCGTTTCTGCGACCTACAAAATTTGTATCCCAACCAAGTGTAAGTACGCTGAAACTATTTCAGAAAATCCTGTTGTTCGCCGTCTACCGGTGACCGAGGCAGTTTCTGCACCTTCGAAAGTTGTTGCTGAAACATTTCTGAAGCCAGTTGCACCAGCCGCGGTTACTGAAACCGCAGTTGTGATGCCAAGTCCAGTGTCCGAACGAACTTCGGCCGCTACACTCGATGCTTCAATATCATTTATTCCCAAAGTAGACAATGCCTTTGTGCCTTGGGGAAATATTGCTGATATTAAGCGAATCCTAAAATCACGATTATTCTTCCCAGTTTATTTAACTGGTATGTCTGGTAATGGTAAAACATTCGGAATCGAACAAACCTGTGCAATGCTCGGGCGAGAAATGATTCGAGTGAATTTTACCGCCGAAACAGATGAAGATGATTTGTTTGGTGGCTTCCGCCTTGTGAATGGCGAGACAGTGTTTCAATACGGACCTGTGGTTGAGGCAATGATGCGTGGGGCAGTTTTACTGCTTGACGAAATCGACCTCGGTTCCCACAAGATAATGGCGCTTCAGTCAGTTCTTGAAGGTAAGGGTTATTTCATTAAGAAACGTGCCGAATGGGTTGAGCCTGCAGAAGGGTTCACAATCATTGCTACTGCTAATACAAAAGGCAAGGGCTCTGATGATGGTCGTTTCATCGGTACCAACGTACTGAATGAGGCTTTCCTTGACCGATTTTCTGTTACGATGTATCAGCCTTATCCTACCGAGGCAATCGAGAAAAAAATTCTCGTTAAGGCTGCCGAGGGATTCGGAATCGAATCAGAAGCACTTGGGAAATTTATCCCTAACCTCACAATGTGGGGCGATATCATCCGTAAAACTTTTGAAGAGGGTGGGGTTGACGAAATAGTTTCAACTCGCCGTTTGGTTGATATCTTGAAATCGTTTTCAATCTTCCGTGACCGCGGTAAAGCCATTAAGATGGCAATCGAGCGTTTCGATGATGAAACCCGTGAATCGTTTATGTCTCTTTACGAGAAAATCGATTCCGGTGTTGGTCTTGAAGATGCGGCGACCGAAACCTCTGACGAGATTACTATCGAAGAGGTCGATAGTGACGAAGATTTATAAGAGATAACTCCGTGGGGCAGTTTGAGTCCCCTCATTCAACACCCTCGGCCCTCTCCTCTTTTGGGGGCCGGGGACTTTTTATAATAATTATAAAATGAGGAGTATTTGAATTGTGAGTACCGAAAAACCAAAAGATGATTTTGATTGGAAATATGGAGAAGGGCCAGTATTGGAAGAATTGGTGGAACATATAAAATCTACCTATTCGAGTCATTACACCAGCACTGGTGATGATATCCAAACAATCGATGTATTTGCATATAGAGGAACACTTGCGACAACCTCTATCGATAACGCCATAAAGTATTTGATGCGTTACGGAAAGAAAAAAGGCAAGAATGAATTAGACCTTATTAAGGCAATCCATTATTTGATTTTAGCAATAGCATTTGAAAGAAAGCAGGACAGTGGGCCTACTATCACGGCCAAGGCCGAAGCCGACCTGGTGTCGAAATATGGCCGAGCAGTTGAAACCGTACCTCAAGAAAGGGGTAATTATACCTCAGAGGGAATCTTAGAGAGTGAACAATTTTAATGGAAATTATAGGAGCAATCGCAGGATTTTATTTAGCCATTTTAAATCCGAACTGGTTCGACAAAGGACCATATGAGTTTGTCCAAGCACATCCGACAGTTGTACATTGCCAGAATGCCTCGAAGAAGGGTGATATATGTACGACCGAGGCTCCGATTCAGCAGTACAGAAAAGTCAAAAATTTTAAAGAGGACTATACAAACACGGCCGACCTGGAATGGGTTGAATGTGACCACGTTCTTGGATGTTATAATAAGCCCGGACAGGTAACGAGAAACAATGGCCTGAAATATGGAATGAAGTCTTTAGTGTTTAATCCACAGGAGAATCCAGAAAGTTACAAATAATGGTTGACAAACGCTGGTATTCCGTGTATAATAGTAAGTATTAAAATTGAATGGAGAAGTATATTATGAAGTTAAGTGAAAACACGCTTGAGGTATTGAAAAATTTTGCCTCAATTAATCAGTCAATACTCTTTACAGAGGGTTGCGAACTGAACACCGTATCTGTACAAAAGAACGTCTTGGGTTCTGCCTGTGTGGCAGAGACTTTCAAATCTTCCAACGGTGAAGATTTTGCGTTATATGACCTTAACGAATTCCTTTCTACCGTGTCATTATTTGATGACCCAGAAATCGAATTCGGTGAGCAATTCGCCACTATCAAAGATGCGAATTCAGTAACTCATTACTGGTTTGCTGATAAGGAAATTATCGTATATCCAACGTCAAAGATTGAGATGCCGTCAACCGAAGTTAAATTCAGATTGACCGCGGCAACCTTGGACAAACTTCAACGAGCAACTGGTACACTAGCAGTTCCTGATTTGGTAATCCGAAGAGGCAAAAACGACCCAAGCAAAGTCGTTGCCGAAGTCCTTGATAAGAGGAACGATACTTCAAATACCTTTAGTGTTGAAGTTGGCGATTATATCGGTGGTGAATCTGATACTGAATTCAAATTTTACTTTTTGACTGAACGTATGAAGATGCTACCTGGAGATTATGATGTTGAGATTTCTTCTAAGAAGATTTCTAAACTCACATCTACGGATGGTAAACTAACTTACTGGATAGCCTTAGAACAGGATTCGACTTATGAGTAAAGATTTTCTGTGGGTAGAAAAATATCGCCCTAAGAAAATTGACGAATGTATCCTGACAGATTCTTTGAAAGATACATTTCGGGAGTTTTTGTCGAACGGCGATATGCCAAATCTTTTGTTGAGTGGTTCAGCAGGAACGGGTAAGACAACCGTTGCTAGGGCACTTTGTGAAGAACTTGGTTATACTACGTTAGTTATCAATGGGTCGCTTGATAGAAATATCGACACGTTACGGAACGATATATCCACCTTTGCTTCCACTGTCTCCTTTGATGGTGGCAAGAAGTGTGTTATATTAGACGAAGCAGATTACCTTAATCCACAATCGTTTCAGCCCGCACTACGTGGCTTTATTGAGCATTTTTCCAAGAACGTAAGGTTCATCTTAACTTGTAATTTCAAGGATAAGATTATCGAACCGATTCACTCTCGCACTACGCTTATAGATTTCAGAGTTGGCAAGAAAGAATTGCCACCGTTGATGGGCGAGTTTATGAATCGTATTATAAGTATTCTTGGAACCGAAGGTGTTAAGATTGAGAGTAAGCCTGCTTTGGCTGAATTAATCAAACGCCACTTTCCTGATATGCGTAGGACACTAAACGAACTCCAGAGATATTCAGCAGGTGGGGTTGTTGATAATGGCATTCTAGCACGGATAGGTGAAGCCAATATCGATAGTTTGATGGCGATGTTAAAGGATAAAAACTTTACTAATGTGAGACAATGGGTTGTTGACCATATTGACACAGACCCAGTTGCCATCTATCGCCAGATTTATGACCAGATGCACAAGTTTATGGCACCGAGTAGTATTCCACAGGTAGTTTTGCTCATTGCAGACTATCAATATAAACAGGCATTCGTTCAGGATGCCGAAATTAACCTAGTCGCTTTCTTAACTGAAGTGATGGTAGAGGTAGAATGGAAATGAAGCCTATAGGACAGAAAAAAATCTCTCTTAGTCGTTCCGAACTTAAACGTAAAGAGGCACAGGCTAAGGGCAGACAAAGTTTAAAGAGTACAGTACCGAAAGAACACGCGGAAGATACCGTTGGTCTTACCTTGGGTATGTCCAGTTTTGTTATAGAAGATGATAATGTAAGGAGTGATTCATAATGAATTCATTAGGAAGCCAAACAACCGTTCACGAAAAGATTGACCAGTGGTTAGACGACAGAGGCATTACCGAGAATGGAAAGGTAATGGGTCAAGCGATTAAAACTCTTGAGGAAACTACCGAGTTGCTTGATGCTATAAACCACGACAATTGTGAAGAGATTATGGATGCCATTGGCGACATATATGTGACTCTTCGAGGCGTTTGTAAGGTGAGAAAAATATCATTTGACAAATGTGTTGAAGGAGCGTATAATGAGATTAAAGACCGAAGAGGACATTTGACCTCTGGAGGAACCTTTGTGAAGGAGAAGTAAATTGAAACCAAACTATTTTCCAGTAGTAACCGAAAAGAAAGCAAGAAAGATTGCCGCGAGAGGGGGCTTTTGCGTGTTTGTACACGTTAAAGATACTTGCCCAATTTGTGATGTTTTTCTACCAGAAGTATTAGTACCAATTGCAAAAGATGACAAGTATGCCGTAATTGATTTTTATCAAATCAACGAAGCACTGACATTTCCAGTTGGAGCCCATCCAGTAACATACTTTTTTAGGGATGGTTGGTGTGTTCAGCATCCAGCAGGACAAGCACCCAAAGAGACTGTTGAGAATTTGCTCGACACTATCTTCCTTGGTAAAACAGCACCACTACCGAAACCACCAATTTTAGAAATCAACACCAACGCACCATTTGAAAAAACAAAACAATAGAGGTATATTATGTTAAAGATATTTGGATTTATAGTAATACTGTCAGCGATTAGTATCACTGGTTGTGCCGACTTAACAACTCTTTTTGAAGAGAAGAAGGCTGAACAAGAACAGGTAGAAGATATGGGTATCTGGAAAGAAAACCCTAATGGCTGATTTATTTAAAGAACTTTTACCCGACATCAACTTCGGACATAAGAATTTAATCCGTACGGGTGATATGGACGAGGGCGAGTATGGTGGAAAATGTTTCATCATTAATCGTGCTTTGAGTATGAATGTTGATACGGTTTTGTACGCAAATGAAATGAATATCCACTATCAGTTAGACCCTTTACTTCAGTATGACTATTTTATAAATAGTATTAGGAAGAAGAAGCGTTGGTCTAAATGGGCCAAAACAACTGGTCCATCAGCGATTCTTGAACTCATCAAAGAGTATTACAATTATAATGAACAAAGGGCACGAGAAGTCTTAGACCTTCTCACCGAATCAGAAATTGAGGAAATACGCCTCAGATTCTCAAAGGGCGGTACTGATAATGCAACCACAAGGACGACACAATGAAGAAATTGTAGATTGGAAACCCTCGGATATGGTAGAGATTACCTTCAAAGAGGATGATGATTTTTTGAAGATTAAAGAAACTCTCACTCGAATGGGAGTCGCATCTAATAGAGATAAAATCCTTTACCAATCCACACATATACTTCATAAACAGGGACAGTATTATATTGTCCACTTTAAAGAATTATTTGCCCTAGACGGGAAGCCGACTAACTTAACAAAGGTCGACATAGAAAGACGAAACGCAATAATTAATCTACTTCAAGAATGGAGTCTATTAACGATTGTACAGAAAGAAGAATTAACCCCGATGGGAAATGTCGGACAGTTTAAAATTATATCGTTTAAAGAAAAGCCTGACTGGCAACTAATACCCAAATATAATATAGGTGTTAAGTATTAGACGAGAATTGAGGAATATATAATGAGTGAGAAGTTTGAGAAGATATGGTCACTACCACATAATGATATATTAAAATGTGTGATGGATGGCCCTGATAATTTTCTGAGGTACGATACTACACCACAGGACGATGAAACCTTTTTCTATAACATTATCGCCAATGCAGACCAGTCCTTTAGGGACGAGATTGACGATATATATTTTGCCAAAGATTACCATTATAAATTCGCTGGAACTAATAGGCGATATGGTGATGTTATGGGCAAGAACGCTACTGACTACCAGATAGATAAACTATTTGAGATACAAAAGAAGTGGGGCATTCCAGCCTCGCTGACTATCAATCAAGAAACGCATCCCACCGAAATTCTAATAGACCCAGAAATCAAAAAAGGATTTGTCAATTTCATTGGTGAATTTTATGAGCGTGGTCTAAGAATTTGTACCATCAGTAATATACACTTGATGGGAACTGGAATTCTACAGAAGAATTTTCCAGAAATGAATTGGAAAAATACTGTTAATCATATTGTGGGCAACCCACAACAAA